TTATACTCTGATCTCACCCCCAGCTTCCTGGTATACTCTCAGCAAGGTCTCAAGCGACCTCTCTTTTTGTTTATACCCAGCCCCCGGCAGAGACGCCCACCTCGAGCAGCATTTTTCAATTGCCGCGGCGATTCGCCCGCTCTCGATATCGCCGGTCGCCTTGCACTCTCGAATCAACTGAAGGGCAATTTTATCCTGATCTTCCGGCCAGAAACCTTTAAGTCCGAGCGGCACCCTGTAGGCCCTCCAGATTCTGCCGAGGATCTGGTAGCGGCCGGCAGCCGTCGAGGCGAGGTTGTCGCGGATCTGTATGAGCGTGTTCGGGTGGCGGTGGAAGTCGGAAAAGGTGAGCACCATATCAGGTAGAGATCCCACCAAGACGTTATAACCACGGTCTGACTTGGCGATAGTGTCTGGTCCCAACTCTGCCCAGGCGATCATATCCAGGAAGGCCCTCTCTTGCGTGGTCATTTATTTTTCCCCCTTACAAACCCAGAGCGCTTTTCAACTTGGCGTAGAGGCCAAGCACCAAAAGCGAGATAAGGCCTCCCACTCCGGCGACGAGAATCGTCTTACGGATGGTGGATCCGGTCTCGCTCATCAAGTCGTTGATGTGTTTTCGGAATTTTACCGTTTCCTCGACTTCCTCCGGAGTCACGGTGAATCGACACACGTGGCCCTGGCGCTGGTCCAAAGCGGCAACAATGGCTGAGATATCTTCATCACTCAAACGCCGCCGATCCGGCAACGGGGGAGTCACAGCCCCACCTTCTTGCTGGTCGCCGTAGTTAGATAGGCGTTGACCAGGCCGAGGATGATGGCGATCACCTCGGCGGCGCCCTTCACCACCTCGTCGGGGATAGCCTTGCCGGAGAGTATGTTGATCAGGTAGGCGGCGGCGGACAGCAGCACCACGAGGAGGTTGATGGTGGTCTGGCGGTTTTTCCAGGCAGCGGGATTGCTGAGCTCGCGGCCTGCCCTCATTGCATCAAATATTTTTACAATCATCTCGACCTCCAGTCGATTTATGGATTAATCGTCTCACACCCCGGAGCGGCAGAGCGGTTTGCTACAGCACCATTTGATATTGCCCTCGTCGTCGACGCCATTGCTGTGCAGGCAGTCGCATGGATCGCCGCGGACATCACCCTGCGGATCGATCACAGCGCAGGGCTCGAGCGGACAGCCGCTGGTGGCGCGGTGGTGGTTGGAGCCGTCAGGCTGGCGGTGTTGTTCGAGGGTTATTGGTCTCATCACTCCACCACCGGTTGCGGTTCCAGTTCCATGATCTCCGACTTCTGCGACTTGTCGGTGGTCATGGCTCCCGAAACGCTATTGCCCGACCCAATAGCCCTGTTGTCCGCCCGGTTAAACGAGTCGCCGATGTTGACCGTCTCGCCGTTGACGTTGGTCCCGCCGCCGGTCTCCTTGAGGGCGCGACCGATGCCGAGGCCGGTGGCGTAGACCAAAGTGCCAGGCGACCGCCCGACCTCGGCGACCAGTCCGGTGGATGCCTCGATGGTTTCTGCGGTCTGCCCCTTGGGTAGCGGCGTGGTGGACAGTTCGACCCCGTAGGTGTCGCCCTTGCCGGTCTTATTTAAGCCAAGCTCGGCCAGGGCCGGTTGCAGATCGACCTCGGTGACCGCCACCACCTTGCCGTTTTCATCGTAGGCGGTGGTCTTGACGGTTGGGTTGCGCTTGACATCCTGCCCCTTCTCGGCCTTGATTTCGGTCTGCCGGGTTTTCAAAAACTCCTGTTTTGTCCTCTCCTCTTCGACGCGGATATCCTTGGCGGCTTGCATTCGCCCGTCGTCTCCGCCGAGAAACGCACATCCTGAAAATCCCACCACCAGGAACACAGCCAGCAACAGTTGCACAAGCAGCACTCTTTTCATCATCACACCTCAATCTCATAATGGGTTAGCGTTGGAGCCTTATCGATTATGGCCCCGCCTTTGATATAAGCCTTCTGCCCGACCGGGACGCTGGTGCCGATTACCCGCATGGCTCCGCCGGCGGGAGTGACGACGGTGCTGGTGCCGTCGGCGTTGACGGCGGCGACCTCGACCACCAGCAGTGGGTCACCAGGGAGGAGGCGTCTGAACTTGGCCCAGAGGTTGGTTGCCATGTCGCGTCCTTATGCCGGGTTCTCGGTGGCGACGATCTTGACCTTGGCCGCCACATAGTTATTGGTTGCCACCGTCCCGTCGTTCTGAGCCACCGCCCGAGCGTATATCTGAACGGCCTGGTGACTGACAGAAACATCAAGGTCGGCGATCTCGATGGAGGTGGCCCAGGTATTCTGATCCGCACTCAGCTCCCAGGTGATTCCGGTGTCGCTGCCGGTGATCTCGACGGAGATGTCCGAGTAACTGCCAATGGCCTCGGTGTCGTCGTTGGCCCACACATAGAGGGCGGTGGCCGGGGTGGCGGTGACGGTGGCCGGGATGCTGGTGCCGTCGAGAAGCAGGGCGACAACGAGCGGATCGGTGCCATCGCCTATCGAGTAGGCGTCTGGGGTGGCGGTGTTGTCCTTGGTCAGCGTTATCATCAGTTCCCCCTGTAGCGTTCAACATCTATGGTTTGCCGGACCTTCAGCCCTTTGTCTCGATCCCAGGTTGCCGTGACCGAGACCGCCGAGATCACGCCTTTCCAGGATGCCGAGGGCAGGCCTTCGACGTACTCAATCAGCGTTCCCGGCTTGAGCACGCCAGGCACCGCCCATGGCGCGAAAACAGGCAACTCAATGCGATGCTTACTCCACTTTCCGGAGGCCCCGAGGATAGCGATACCCCTGGCCCTGGCCGCCTCGGTGGCAGTGATCAATTTGTCGGTCACCGAAGGCGCCACCAGGTCACCCGCAGAGCCTTCGCGATAGACCCTGGCCGAGATGCCACCCGCCTCGCCGGAGATGAACACGGCGTTATAAAGCGGCCGCGCATCCCATTCGCCGTCGACTTTGGTGGCCATTGAGTCGGGGATAATCACCGAGGGCGTTGCCACAGACCAGAGCCACGGCGCCACCGGGAAGCGGGGCTTGATGCGGATGGTTTGGGCGGCCATGTCGGTTTGCACCATGGCCCCGGCAGCGTCGGCGATCATTTTAATCACCGCCATCGGCGTCATATCGGCGTAGCTGAGCACGTTGGCCGGCACCAGCCAGTCGTCAAGCCCGTCGAGCACCACGGTCCACCCGGTGTATTCAAGCTCGTCGTTCATGAGCTGGAGAGCTGTTCGTTCGTTGGTCTCTGTTCTGGTGCGCACCTCGGCCATGGGAGCGCCGAGCTGAGCCGAGACCGAACGGCCGAGGATTCCTCGGGTCTTGCCGCCAAAAGCGGTGCTGGTGTTCCAGCTATCCACCTGGAGCTTCCACACATGGCTATTGATTGAGGCCTCGACGATCATCGGCCCGTCCGGCGTTGATTCAAGGAGGGCCAGGTGGCTATCACGGCTTATACCGGCGCGGATCGTCCAGTAAAGGCTATCCCAATCGGTGGCCACGGTGATCGAGTTGGCGTCGATGGCGGTGCGCTCGGGAAGCCTGGTGAGGAAGGCGCTGTTCAGCATAATGTAGACCTTTGAACGGTTGCCGGTCGGGATGAGCGACGGCGGCCGGTAGAAGTAGGCGTCTCGCCACCCTGACGGCTCGCGCCAGGAGCAGCGGCGGTCATAAGTGAACTGGTCGAAGCGGAAGCGGATATTGATGCCGTCATCGACCAGGGTGATCGGGGTGTCGATGTTGAAAACAATGGCGCCGCCTGCCGGTGGCTCGTATTTGCGCCAACAGATTTCTTGATAAAACTTGCGGCCCCAGACGGTGCGGTGGAGATGGTCATTGGGCGGCGGATTACCCCAAGGGACGAAGTTGGTGATGTCGATGATGACCCCGGCATCAAAGGCCAGGGCCTTGCGAACATCGAGAGCTGGCGGATGAAATACTCGGTTGCCCCGGCTGAGCTGAACAACCTGGAGAGGCGACCAGGCAAATTCCCGGCTTTGATCGGCAGGCTTTCTTGACCTCCACCTTGAGTACGTGGTGCGGTTTTGCTGATCGGCGCAATCATTCCATAGCGCCCGGCGGCCCTGGTCAAGGGCACCCTTTTCCCGCCATGGCGACGAGGCCTGGTGATCAACAATGAGCCGCTTAATCCAACCCATGCCGATGGAGGCGTTGACGGCATGACGATCCGTCCAGCCCGAGCCGCGCTTGCTATCGACCGCCGGGAGCTGGCCCCACGGCACATCAAAGTCGGGGTTTGGCGGCGGCCGATGAACCTGAAGAGCGGCCAGGGTGTCGTGAGGCACGGAGAGCTGCCGCCTGACCGCTGCCCTGGTGTCAAAAATACTGGCAACCTTGACAACGAGCGTGACGCCTGCCCTGGTGTCGGCGGGGGCGGTGCGGAGGTTGCTGATTGCCGCCGAGAGATCAAAGCTCTTTTTAATCTCAAGGCCGCCGAGGGCGAAGATGATTCCAGCGCCATTCGGCGGGACGTAGCCGCCGTGCAGGTTGAGGAGTATATTACAGCCATTGTGAGGGGCATAGGCCATCGTCAATACTCGGTTTGGAGTTCGATATGTGTGATACCCATTCGCAGGTCATGGCCGTTACAGTCGGCAATCCTCAGCACCACGTATTGATATGCAGTGTCATTGTCCAGCAAAAAGTATTGAGGATCTGACTCGTCTGACGGGATGTGCGCCCTGGCCTCGAATGACCCCAATAACGTCAAGTCGGCGGTGTTTGCGTAGACGGTATTGGCAAACGCAGTCGCGGAGTTTGTCCCGTAAACGCCGAAAAGCATGATCCCCGCCTCGGTGAGTGCACCGCTCGAGTGAAAGTTCTCCAGATACAGCCGCTTAATGATCCTTGCGACGCCTAAATCTATATTGAATTTCTGTCCAACATTGCCGCCGTTCGCGCTCACCCAAGTGGTACTGATGTCGCTACCAGTAAGGGGGAGAGCTGGATCGGTCGCAAACCATGGCTGATAACTTGTGGAAAACTGTGTTGTCGCCTTGACGAATGTTGAATCGTGGGAAGGTGGGTAACATGGTGTGTAAAAAATCTCGGGTGGCACTTCTCCGCCTGTGGTTACCTGGGTCATGTAATCGGCAATCTCGGCATTGAAATTGCCGGTGTCGTCGAAGGCGACGACATAAAGATCCCTGGCCGGCGACTGCGGCAACCCGGCGAGCTCCCATGCTCCGGTTGTTGGGTTGCTCCATTGTGTAGCCAAAAGAACTTTGGTACGCCGGTGGAACACGCATATCAGGCGCTTGGCTGGTTGCCCATCAACATTGACCACCCCAGCCAAACGATGGCGGTCGGTGCGGCCTTGGCGCATGACATCGCTATTGATGAAGTCAAAAAGCATTATATTCTCCAATCAGCGAGATCAATAAAAAGATTTGATGCAGTGACGTTAATCGGGACTCGCAAGGACAAAAACGATTTTCCGGCTGCGGAAACCGTAGCAAGCTGACCAAATGCGTTAGGGTGACACGGGTAATATAGGCCGGGGATGTGTCCTCTGAATGAGTAGGCCACCCCATCACTGACATGGGGTCGAGCAACAAGGATTGGGTCGCCCGCCGTGTAGATTATTCCATTGGCCCCGGCACTCACGTCAGCTCCAGGGCCTCCACCACGAATTAAGGCGAGGTTAATTGGACTATAAACCCCTGTGCTCCGGCGAGGGGCGTAAAAACCAAGGTTTCCAGATGCAACCGCCGTCGAAGGGCTGTAGAGGGAGCCAATTGGTCCACGATTAGCGAGAGCACCAATCGAAAACATGCAAAAGTAATTATCAGAGGGGTCTCTTCGTACACCGTCGCCGAAAAACAATCCTTGCGCGGTATTTGACGAATTTGCTGGTGCGCCTGTTATTGAGTTCCACACATATAAATAAAACGCTCTGTCATCGGCGATCAGCACCCATGGTCGAGCCGTGGCATTAGCGGCATTGCTGGTGGTGTAAGTCCCGGTAAGACCAAAAGATGACAGCCCGTCATTTAGGGAAGTCATAGATTCATAAGCCATGACGGTGGAAGTATAGGCATTTACCGTCCCAGCTCCATCAACCTGCAAGAAAAATCCCGTACCGGTGAGCGGATTATTGCGAAACACTGCTTTGTCAAACGTTGCGTTGACGAACTCGCGGGTCCAACCGGCCCCAGGCTTGCTGCCGTAGCCGGTGACCAGGCAAGCATAGAGGATGTCGCACAGGCTTCTTCGCTCACCCCTTGCCACCGGGGCATTGCCATCGTCCCATCTATAAACTATTGGCGCGGCCATTATTCAGCGTCTCCTCGAATTTGAATCGTGAATTGATCGTTGGGTTCGGTAACCGGCCCTTGCAGGGTGGTTCTGGCGATCCATAGCGGCGGGTTGGGGCCGTCGGTGTTGAATCGCACGACGTTGCCGGCGGCCCAGCCCGTTCCCCAGCCTCGGTAATCAAGGAAGAAAAACGGCTGCCCGGTGGCCGGGTTGATCGGTGCGCAGTCCTGGGTGATGTAGGCTGTCCCAAGAATACCGAGCTTTTCCTCGATGATCTGGAAGCTGGTGGTGTCGGTGAACCTGAGCGCCCACCGCCCCTTGGTCGCCCCGGCGTTGGTGACCTGCGGCGGATAGTTGATCTCGTTGTAACTGGCGTTACAGCCAGAGCCGATGAGTGCATCCGACCACACCGAGGTCCAGGTGGCCTGATCGAACAGGTTGAAAATGCGCGCCTGCAGGTCGCCAAACAACAGGGCCGAGCTGACGTAGGTGCCGTTCACCGGATAATCGTTTTCCACCCCATGGCCAAGGATGATCTGGCCGTTGATTTCCACTCCCGAGACCAGGGCCATATCCTCAATGCGGTGCATGGCGATGAGCGGCTGGGTGAATCCGGCCAGGTCGAGCGGGTCGGCCATGGTGAGGCGTTGCGTCTCTTTGTTCCAGGCAAACTTGGTGGTAGGCACCCGTTGCGGAGACGAAGCGGAATCGTAGAGCTCGACATGGACAATATTCTCCCGAGGCAGGGTGATGACCTGCCCGGCGGTAAGCGGGTTGCTCAACTGGGTGGTCTGGGTGTTATGAACAACCACGACATCGCCGACACGGACGATCGGCACTCGGCCGTCAGTAGGCAGGCGCACGGCGTCGAGGCCTATCAGGTCGGCATTGAGCGGGATGTAGGAGTAGGCGACACAGCCATAATAGAGAGTGTCGACAAAGACCGGCTTGGGCACGAAAATCTTCCCGGCAACGACATCGGCCGGATCATACCAGGGCTCATCGAGATACTGTCCTGAATCGGTGACCAGATTGCCGAAGTCGAGCCGGACGATGCCCTTCTCGTAGTCGACGGTGCCGCGCACATTCTGACCGGTGATGGTGCCGTCAAAATCGCTCACCGCCGACACGGTCGAACCATCCCCGGCCACTCCGAGGATCGATACCGAGCCGGGCCGCAGTGGTGCGCCAGGCGTGCGGAACACGGCCGAGGTGAGGAGTTGGCGGCCAAAGCGGCCGGTCATGCTGTGAATAGACAGGGTGTTGGCCCCGCCGTCGTAGGTGGTCAGTGTGCAAAGGCCGTTGGAATAGTCGATGGCCCCGGCCTCAGCCCCCAGGCCGGTAACGGTGCTCGGGTTGCGATAGAGCTTGCCCAGGCGGTCGACGTAGCGGGTGCCGTTCCAGGTGAAATCAACCGATCCCGGGACGATGGTGTAACCGACGCCATTGCGCAGCAAATCGAGCTCAAAAGGTTTTGCCGGCAGGATCTCGTCGGCTACTTCCTTGGCGGTGTCGGCCAGGGCGTAGGAGTAGGAGACGCTGGAGATATTGATCGAGGTGCTGGTGATGGCCTGCGTCTGCTGGGGTAGATACAGCGTGATAAAGCGCACGCTGGGCGGCAGCCCTTGAACAATCGGCGGCATGGAAAACCGTTGAATCTCGGTCGGCCACCACCATTCGCTCCCGGTGGTGCCGGTGGTGTCGATGGTCACCTGACGGGTGACATAATCAATGGTGCCGGTAATTCCAGAGAGGATGGTGCCACCTGAAAACTCGATGTGGTTGACCGGGAAATTGACTCTCCACCCGGGAGCGGAGAGGCTGCCGGCGCCGTTGTCTTTGAGGCGGTAGACATGCTGGTGGTCGGCAAACTTAACCAACACATCGACATTGACTCCGCCCGGTTTGATCGGCCCCTGCGGCAGAGTGAAGGTGAACGTCCCGGCGTTGGAACCGGCGGCCGAGCCGGTGACTTTGTTGTATTTCTCGTAGTCGATGGTGTATTCCCCGGCAGAGGTCGGCAGGGAAGTGGGCTTGAAACGGATCTCGCCGGTTGAATAATTGATCGAGCCGCTGGCGTTGCCCGAGATAACCCCGGTGCCGCCGGTATCGGTGGCGGTTGCCGTGGTGCTGGCCCCGGTCGGCCAGGTGATCGAGAGGCTCCCCGGTTCCACCGGTGCGTTGGCCAGGGTATGGACGATCTCGGCCACCTCGACGGCGATCTCTCCCGAAAGGTCGACGGTTTCCACCGGGTTGGCCCAGTTGAAAATGATCTGACTCTCGACATCCGGCAGGGCGGCGCAGGTGAGCGTCAGGCTGCCGGTCTGGTAGTTGATGGTGCCGGTACCGGTGCCGTCAACGTCTGGGACCAGAATGCCGATGCCGTTATCCCGCAACCGATACCACCGACCCTGAGCCATGTAATCGACCCACACCGAGCCGGGGATCGGCAACGGGTTGAGAATGGCGACATAGTTGTAACCGCGATTGGCCAGAACAATCTCGTGGGCCATGGAGTCGGGCACCCGCACCACCTCGACCCCGGCAATGGCGGTCATGGTGATCGCGGTGTTGAATGTGGGGGAAATATTTGTAAATGTCACCGTGCCGGTGGAGTAGTCGACAACGCCGACCTGGGTGAGGCTTTCGTAAAGGATGCCATCGCCCTTATCGGTAAATGTGCGGCCGCCTCCGCCGACAATCGACAGACTGCCTGGTTTAATGCCGCGACAGAAGTTTATTTGAGTGCCGTTGGCAACGAGCGTTGATGGGACAGAAATGGAGCGTGACACCCCGGCACCGACCACTGGCCCGGCCTCGCCGACCTTGAGATCGGTCATTGGGCTCTCGCCCTGGGCCGAGGGCACGAGGTGAGTGAAGATCGAGTTGACGTTGATGGCGATGTCGTTTTTATTTATCGCCTTGGTCGGCAGCATGACCCCGTAGTATTTCGAGGCGTCGCTGACGATAGTGGTGTAGACCGAGGTGGCCAGGGCGTCGTTCTTGGTGATCTCGCCGCCAACGAAGGTATAGCGCAGGGGGTCGCCGATCTCGATGCGCATGATGTCGCGCTGGAAGGTCTGAGCTACGCTCGAGTAGGGGCCAGCGTCGGTGCTGAACTCAGTGGATGTGCGCTCCACCCCGGTTACCCGCACGTATTGCGATTGCTCGTTTTGCAAGCCCCGGTTGTTAAAGAGACAGAGGACGTTGCCGATGTCCGGCACCGGAGTGCCCTTAACGCAGTAGAGAATGATCGCCCGGGAGCCCTGCGGCTGATTACCCCAGAACCAGCCCTGGAAGCGCGGCCCAACGGTGACGTAGCTCTCCACCCGGTTACGGGCCGAGGTGCGCTCGTCGTGGGGATCGTCGGTGGAGAATAGGCAGACCGAGACATTGGGGTCTGCGGCCGGCAGCGAGAGAATGACATGGGCGCCTGAGTAGACCTGGGTATCGGCGGTTTGGACTGATACAAAGGCTTTGCGCAAGCTAACCCGGCCGTAAACCCGGTCAAGACGCGAGATGTCGGGAAAGAGGTTGTTGACGTTGCCGTCGACAATCTCGGTGGCACTCATGCGGCCGCCGCCGTCGGCATAGTCGGTGAGGCGCTGGCTGGCCATGAGCTTGACATTTTCGGTATAGATCGGCATGGGGTTAGCCTACGATGATGAGATTTATTCTGAGGTTGCGATATGGATCGGTTTCCTTTTCGGGGATGCGCGGGATGATCTTTTCAGCGGTCACCGGTGGGCCGGTGTATCGAAAGCGCACGGTAAAGACCCGGCCATGATAGTCAATTTCCATCTCCTCATGGGTGTCGGCCAAGGCTTGCAGCAAGAGCAGCTTGGCCCGCGAAATCCATCCGAGGTGCTCCGTGCCGACCAGGGTCATCGGCCGTCCGGCCTGCTTGACCGAAACGTCCAGGAGCAAGGCACCGGAGGTCGAATATTCCTCGGACTGCACCACCGGCGACCAGGTGAATTCGTCATCCCAGCGGAGATAGGGGGGCAGCTCGATTTCTTGTAAGACGATCATGTCGCACTCAGCCCGGCTTGCGCCAAATGATGAAGAAGAGCTTCAATATCAGTTTGCGAACCCTGGAGCGAGCCGCCCTTAAAGCGCAGCTCGTGGACTTTAGCCACCTCCGCGCTTCCCTTGGCACCGGTTCCTCCACTCCCCGCTATCGCCGCCAGATGGTTACGAATAACCGAGACTGAATTACCAGAGAGATGGGCCGGGACAGCGGCAAGTGCCGACTTGGCGGCGGAACCCTGGACCACCTTCGAGATATCGAGGCCGAGCAGACCGGAACTTCTTATTCCCCTGGTGGTGGTCATTCTCGCCAGGGTCTCGGAGATCCCGGTAGGGCTATCCTTGAGGCTCGAGTACAGAGACTTGGCCCGATCGGCCAGCGATAGTGCCTGGTCGAGATTGCCGGCGGCCATGGCTTTCTTCGCCGCCGCCTCGTAGTCCTTGGCGGCTTTGGCCTTGCGCTTCCATTTGATTTCCGCCGGGGTGGTGGTATCAAGATCATCGAGTTCTTCCGCCAGAGACTTCTCGCGGCCGGCGATCTCGCTCTGCAGCTGGCGCACGCGTTCGGCGTACTTTTGGAAAACCGATTTCGATTTCTCCGCGGCGGATGCTTCCGCCTGGACACGCTCCTCGGCGCTTTTTTTGGCCAGCTCGGTGCGCTCTTGGTTGGCGGCAACGGCCTCCGCTTCCGCTGCCTTAGCGGCCTCCGCCATTTGCTCGTTGGCTTGCTTGTCCTGCTCGGTCAGTTCTTTCAGGCGTTCGACTCTTTGCTGATCGTCCGCCGCGTCTTTCTCGGCTATTTCCGCCTTGCGCTCTTCAAGGGTGACGATTTTTTCATCGAGAAACTTCGCCTGCTCGGCCTGAGTGCGGTTCTGCTCAAGCATGGTCTTGGCAGACCGCGCCAACTCCGGCTGAATGTCGGTGTCGCCGCGAAAGCGCTTCTCCATTTTCCCGGCGTTGAAGTAGTCGTAGGACTTGCGCGGGGCGGTCGCCTTTTTTGACAGCTCGTCTTGCTGCTCTTTGGTCAGACCTTCCCATTCCTCGGCGGTGAGAGCCCCGCCATGCACCGCCATGCCGTCGGCGGCTTTTGGCTTTTTCTCGTCATCGTCCCGCCGCCGGCGGCTCCTCCCTCGCCCGCTCTTGCGATCGCGAGGGCGGCGTGTGTCGCTGCTATCGGGCTCGAAGTCATCTTCACGGTCGAAGTCATCGTCTCGCCGCCTCTCCGGTCTCTGTTTCCGGCTCGTGCGAGTGTCCAGTTTCGCAGGCTGTTGATCTGTTTGATCCGTGGCGGCGGTGGCCTTCTTTTGCTCCGACTCTTCTTTTTCCCGCTTTTCCTCCTTGGCCTTGGCGGCGATCTCGTCGGTACTCAGCTCGGTACCGAGGCGTTCCTTGCGCTCTTTGAGCTGCTCATCGGTGAGCATTGAGGCCGGGCGGGAATCGATAGCCTCCTGTTCGCGGCTGATCGGCTTCTTCTCGTCGGTTTTTGGCTCGGTCTCGGAAAGACCCTTCTCTGCTGCCGCCTTTTCATTCCGTTCGATATGCGCCTGGATCTCCGCCGGCGTCGACGGCCGGGACATGCGCTCTTTCTCGGCCACCTTCTCGGCGGTTTTTTCCGCCGCTTCTTTCTCGGATGCTGTTTTCTCGGTCGCCGTTTTCTCGGGGGCGGCCCCGGCAGGGAGTTCGCCACGCTGTTTTTTCGACCATTCATCCTGTTTCTTGTCGATATCGGCCAGCATCTCCTGATAGACTTTCTTGGCGTTCTCAATCTCCCGGTCAATCTCGGCGGTGTCGCCGCCGGTGAGTGCCCGCCACATCTTGACCGCCGCCAATCGCACGCGATCCAGGCCGTAGACCAGAGTGGCCCCGCCCTTTCTGACAATATCGAAGTTGTTGAGAAGGTTGCCCACCTCCCAGCCGACACCAAGCGCCATGAGCACCCCGGAGGCCTTGCCGAGCACGCTCTTAAGAAGCCCAGCCTTGGTGGTCAACGCGGTCAGCTTTCCACCGAACCCCGTGGCCGCCGTCCCCGCCGTGGCAAAGGAGGTTGCCGAGGTCGGGCCTATGGCGGCGATGGCCATTCGCAAAATATCCACCAGCCGCTTGACTGAGTTGAAGACCAAAAAACCGGTGGCAACGGTCGCCAGAGCGGCGGAGATTTTCGGGAATTCTCTGATCAGGTCGGCAACCGGCGTCAGCAGCGAGTTGAGCCCGCCGGCAACCTTATTGATTATCGGCAAGAATCCGTCGCCGATGGTCCTGACGATGTCGGTCACGGTATTTTTCAAGAGCCGCAGCTGATTTTCGGAGGTATTGGTCTTGGCCGCGAACTCCTCGTTCATCGCCCCGGCGTATGTGGTCTTGTCGGCGACTTGGCCCATGGCGTCACGGTAGGTCTCCAGCCCGCCGATCAGCGCGCCGATATCATCCTGGAATTCTTTACCGAACAGGCCGGTAAGGACCTCGGCGCGCTGTTGCCCATCGAGTTTTTCCAGGGTGCCGAGGAGATGGTCAAGGGCCTTCTGTGGGTCCTTGGCGACCATGGCCGCCATCTCCTCGGCCGACATGCCGATCTTGCCCAGGGCATCCTTGAATTGCTTGCTGCCCATCGTCGCCGTCTGCATATTGTTGAGCAGGGTATTGATCGCGGTGCCGGAAACCTCGGCCGGTCGACCCAAGGCGAGCATGCTCGCCGCCAGGGCGGCGGTGGCCTCCTTGGCGAGGCCGAACTGGTTGGCGGTGCCGCCAACACGCAGCATGACATTGACGATGTCTTTTTCCTTGGCCGCGCTATTATTGCCAAGCTGGTTGATGGCGTCCCCCAACCCCTCGACCTCGGGAATGGTGAGCTTGTAGACGTTTTTAATCTTGCCGATAGACTCGCCCGCCGCCTCGGCGGTCATGTCGAAGGCGGTGGCCATCTTCGCGGTCATCGAGGTGAAGGCTCCGATATCCTGCGCGGCGATGCCCAGCTGTCCGCCGGCGGCGGCGATTTTGGCCAACTCGTCGGCAGCCATCGGGATCTGTGTCGACATCTCGCGAATCTCGTTGCCCAGCGCCCGGATCTCCTCCTTGGTGCCGCCGACGGTCTTTCTGACGTCGGCCATCGAGGTCTCGAACTGCATGCCGACACGCGCGGCCTGAATCAGGGCGGCCGCGGCCACGCCGATCTTGATCAGCTCCTCTTTGGCCGACAGCAGGGACTCTTTCCACCCGTTGGTCTGTGAGCGCAGCTCGGCGATCTTCGTCCCCATCGCCACCTTGGCCTGCGCCAGTTCGCTAAAGGAGGCCTTCCCCGAGGTGGCCAGGTCGACATAGGCCTGGCGGGTCTTGGCGATCTGACCCTGGATATCGGCATGGGCGCCGATACCCAGCGTCTCGCGTGCGCTTGCCACCTTGGCCAGGGCCTGGTACTTCTCCTTGGTCTGCTCCAGATCCTGGCGCAACTTGGCCTGGGCCTTGCCCATGTCGGTGGAGGCTATCCCGGCCTGGCCGAGGGCGGTGCGCAGTCGCTGCGCCTCCAGCCGTTGGCCCGCCAGCTTGTCCTTGAGCCCTGCGGCCTCGCGCTTGGCCAGGTCGAACTCGCGGAAGGTGGCGGCGGTCGCCTTCACCTGTTGGCCGAGTCCTGCGGCTTCGCCCTTGGCCTCTTTGTAGCCGGCACGCAGGCGGTCGAGGTCTTCCTTCATCGCCCGCGACTCTTGCCGGGCGGCCTTGAGATCCTCGGCCACCGACTTGTCGCCACCCTTGAAGACCTGTGCCAGCTCGGCAACGCGCTTGCGTGACTCGGCGTAGGCCACCGAGGCCGAGGACAGCTCGGTCTTTAAACTAGCGGCGGCGGTTTTCGCCTGGTCAAACGACCGGGCGAGTTCCTCGCCGCTACCGAAAGCCTTGATCGTCCCGGCCAGCTCGGCAACCTTCTGTTGCACCGCGGCATAGGCCTTGCCGGTCTCGTCGGCCTGCTTCTTGATATCGGCAAAGCCCTTGACGTTTTCCAGGGCGGTGTTGATCGTCCCCCGGGCCTGCCGGAACTGATCCTGCAGCGCGTCGAGCCCGGTCTTGACCTGCTTGCTGTCAACGCCTATACTGATTTCCACCGAGGAGGTTGCCGCCATGTTCTACCGCTCGCTGATGTTGAATCTTGATGATGGTTTGCACTGCTTGCTGCAAAAGCCGTGGTACCCGCTGGCGCTGTGCATCGTTCTGCTCTTCCTGCCGCTCACCAGGGACGCCATGCTCTGGCTGGGGCTCAGCATGCCCATTACCCTGGGGCTCGTCTACCTGTCGTCCTTTCTCGGGCCGTGGCCGACGCTGGGCACCTTCGGCCTGTGTGCCGTGGTCATGGCCGTCGGCTGTATCGCCAACCTCCACTTCTGATTACCCCTCGCCAGGATCCGCCTCGTCGATCTCCTTGAGGGCGGCGATAAACCAGCTCCACGGGTAATCTCTCACCTGGGCGTGCCCAAAACGGCGGATCAGGCTGCAGGCGCACTTTTTGAGGCTGGCCGCGGTAAATCCTCGATCACCGCCTTCCCCGCCGCCGTCAGCCTTTCCATCAGCCGGGACAAAAAAGGGTTCACCTCCTCGACGTCATTCCACAGGGTCTCCAAATCGGAGGGGAGCACGCCGCCGTTGATCTCGTCGCCTGAAAGACCCGTGGCAAGCCGCACCACCTTTTCCGGGATCGATCGATCGAGCAGCAGATCGGCGGTGCTCGGCGGCTCGGTGGTGTTCTCCAGGTATTCGTTCACTTCACTCACGGTCAGCTCCCGGACCGTCACCGCCATGCCGTTAAAACGCACGTCCTTGAACATGTTTTCCTCATTTCCGGTTGTTGTGCCCGGCGGCCATCGGCCGCCGGGCTTGGTTGTCCCGATATCACGCCATTAAGAAAGCCAGGTGATTTTGAACGGCGAGTCCTTGTCGCTCGGGGTCTCGAGAGACGCCTTGAAGTTGACCGAGAGAAATTTTTTCTCGATGGCGTTCTGGAAGTTGAAGTCGGCGGACGGCGCCAGCCGTGCCCGGAACACCTCGACGACAAACTCGCGGCCGTCGGCGTAGTTCTTGCCCTCCCACAGCACCCGGACGCGGACGTTGCTCTTGGTCATCCCCTTCATCACCGTGCCCTCGAGCGCCGGCCAGGAGTAGGTGACCTTGACCTGTCCGCCGGGAGGGATGGTTCCGGTGGACAGGGCGGTGATACCGCCCACGCGGGGGCGGATGGTATAATCTCTGTCAATCAGGTAGGTGGTGGCGCCGTCGGTGCTTTTCACCACCACGTCCTCGATCTTGTATTTGCCCAACTCGACCATCTTGTCGGCGATGGTGGTGATGGTCTGACCGGTGGTATCCTCGCCTTCGGTCTGCTCGAACAGCGAGTTGGTTCCCATGAAGGCCATGGCGAAGAGATCGGCATCGACCTGGTTGAACTCGAATTCCGACTGCGGGGTCTTGGGCAGGGTGACCGAGCCGATGATCTGCATCAAATCCTCGTCGCTGGCCCCGTACTCCTCGATCAGCTCCGAGTCCGGCTTGATCAACAGCTTGGTGCAGTTTCCTTTCAAAGAGAGGCCGGTGGCCGCGCCTTCGTCGGTCAAAACATCGATGTGGACCTTGCCCGCACCCATCAAGAGAAATGGTTTCATAGTTTTCGCTCCGTTGTGTTCTTCTACGTTTGCAGGAATTCGAGGGCGAACCTCGAAAAATGGTACGGGTGAGGCTGCAGGCCTTCCGCGCCGGCTTCATCCGAGCCGAGCACATACTCGACCGGGGTCTTGAGGATATAGGGTGGGAAACCGCGATTGGTGACGAGGTTGCCGACGGCACAGGTCAACTCGACAATTTCCGCAGTCCCGGTGGAAATATTGCCCGGGGTGTAGATGCCGCAGACCACCGCCACATGGTGCGGTTGCGGTATCACGCCATCGAAGCCGCCCCGATACACGGCCACCCGGATATAGGGAAATTCCTCGCCCTCTTTCCACGTCGCGGTCTTTTTCTCGAGGCAGGTGTGGATGATCTGCGGCGGTCGGCGCTCTCCACTCGGTTTGTGGTGATAGCGGAGGTCCCCGGTCAGTTCACCCAGGCGAACGAGCAGCAGATCGATCAGTCCATTCATTGCCGGTTACCCCTGATATTGGCGAAATAGTTGAGTTCGCCGAAAAATGTTTTCTCAAAGTCGGCGGAGAAATCCTTTTCCATGTCGCCGACCACCGAGCGGATGGTGTCATCAATCGGCACCGCCGCGCGAACCACCGGAAAACGGCCGGCCAGCTCACCCAGGCCCCGGTCGCCCGGTCGGTACCGGGTGGGATAGAGATCCGCGCTGTAATGGGGAGAGTGCACGCGGATCCACACGTGGTCACGAGATGTATAGATCTTGGCCATAAAGGCCCCGGGATAGGTGCGATTTCCCGCCTTTACCCCGCCACTCTTGCCGGGCAGGCCGTAGACGCTCGGCGCGCCCAGGGCGAAGGGCGAAAGGTCCCAGGTGCCGACCCAGATTTTCAGCGTCTCGTCACCGGGCTTGAGCGATTCCGCGAAAAACCGGTTCTCGATGCTCTTCTGGGGAATACGCAGCTCCTTGGCCGCCTTGCGCTTGACGATGGTCTCGATGCGCTTGCCCAGCTTGCGCATGGCCGAGAGTCGAGCCTTTTCGATCTGCTCGGCGGTGGCTTTGGTCATGCTGATAATCTGGTCGATGGCCGAGTTATCGATGTCGATATAAAGGCTCATGCCAGGTACCTCGCGCAGGTGATCCGCACCATGATGCCGATTCTCAGCACTGACTTGACGTCATAACTCACCCCGTCGACATCGATGGTTCCACCCACCACAGGAACTCCCGGGAGCTTGGATATCTCGACCGTCATACGAAAGCCCTCGACCAGCAAACCATCGGCGGCATAGGCGCTACCCGAGAAGGCCTGGGCCTCCTCGGTGGTCAGACTGCGGCGCACGGCGGAAACCGCCGCGCCGTCGATAAGATGTTGGCTGCCGTGCTCGCCTGTCGATATCGAGGCGGCGAGGTCGGCGAGGGCTTCGTCTCTGGTCATCGTTTCCGGCTCCTCTTAGGTCAAGGTTCCTTTGACGAGCACGCCCGGGCGCCGGCAGAGCGGCAGCGGATTGGACTCGGCGAGCACGTCAACCCGCTTGCCGTCGTTGGTCATCACCTGTTTGGCGTAGATCGGCATGCCATGGGTGTTGACGGTCTCGAAATAGTCGGCCGGGGCATAGTGAATCTGGAAGGTCGACTGAGTGCCTACCGGGAAGAAGTGGGCATCGCCGGCGGAGATGAAGTCGATGGTGGCTCCCGTGGCGTTGGTCGCCTTGGCCCGGTACTCCTCGAAGGTGATGCCGCCAAAGCGGAAGGCCTTGCGCGGGTCTTGATCGACACCGGCATTTTGCAGGAAGGCGACATGGCCGGCGTAAAACTTCTCGACGTTTTCGTGGGCGATGAGGGCATCGAAGAAGGTCTCGTCGCAGAGGCAACGCACCCCGCTCATGATATCGCCCAGAAGGTTATCCTCGATATGGCGAACCACCTCGCGACACTTGTCAACCACTTTAGTTGCATCGCTATCGAGGTTGAAGTCGACGGTCTTGGCGGTAATATCGAACTCGTCATAAAGGTTATAGAGGGTTGAGCCATCGGCATCGAGGATGATGCCCTTGACCGCGCCCATCATCAGGTGCTCCTCGGTGATGGCGAGGGAGCCGCGCAACTGGCGGAGGACCTTGGTCATTTCCGCCTCCAGGGTCTTGGGCTCGATCGATCCCGGATCGCGGCGGCCCTGCAGGTCCGAGGGGAGAATGACGCCATCCACCGGGATATGCGGCACCACCAGGGAGCGCATCTTGGCCTTGGCGTTTTTCATCTTCGGAGCCGGGGCTCCGGGCGTCTGGGTCTTGAGCAGGGTAAGGATCCCGTTCAACTCCTCGAGGATGACGGTGCGGGTGCGCACCGGATCCACCATAAAGAGCCCGAGCTGGCGCACCCGGCCGTACTGGTTGGGGAGAAGGTTGATGGCCGTGGTCATGGTGGCCAGGTCATAACCGGAGGTGTCGAAGGGGTTGATGATCAATTGATCGGGCATGATGTTTCTCCTTGTTCGCTATGGGGTGGCGGTAGCTCGGCTTAGGCCGAGGTGACCGCGACGATTCCCAGTTTTTCAAGATCGGCGAGGGCCGCGGCCTTCTCGTCGCTGGTGATTTCAGCTGGCCAGACCAGATAATCCGGGGCAACCATGGCCTCGCGGACAATGGCCACGCCGGGCTTGGCGCCGGTGCTGGCGTCGACCGCCGCGACCATGATGCCGGCGGCATGGTTCCGACCGTCGACCCCGTCGGGATCAAGGGCAACCGCATGGCGGGAGCCGGGGGCAATGACGATGGTGAACTTATCGCCGACCACGAAATCGGCAGCCGTTCCGTCGGCGATGGTGAAACCGATATAATCCGAGTCGTAGGCTACTCCCACCGAGGCGTCTTTCAGCCGTCCGGTCTTGGAGCCCACCACCGAGAAGGTCCCACCGTTGACTGCGGTGGCCGTGCATGTCAGGGTGAAGGTCTCGGGAATGGTGTTGGCTTTGCCGACCACCGAGCCACAGGTGCCGGTTCCGGTGTTGGTCCCGGCGGTGCCGGTGGTGGGAATGGACACGGTGATTAGGCCGATGACCGCCAGCAGGGCAAGGGTCTGCCCGGAAAGCACGGTGAGGGGTTTGCGGGAATAGTCGTTCGACTCTTCCCATTTGATGCCGTCTCCCAGGACGTTCGGTTCAGTCTTGCTCATGGTGTACCTCTTTGCGTTAAGTTCTTGCCCGGAGCCTCTGGGAGTTCCGGGAGGATGGCGTTGATCGGCCGGTTACTTGGCCGCCAGTTTCTCGCAGGCGGCAACAAGTGGGTGTTTTTCGTCGGTATGGCTGGTGATGGTCGATTTGATCGATTGCTTTTGCGACTTCTCCGCCCGCTTGGCCTGGATATGTTCACGGGCCAGGGTGGAACTGACCCCGGACTTGAGCAGGGCGACGGTACCCTCGACCGACATCTCGCCCAGCTGGCAAAGCTCGGCGATTTCGATCATCTCCGCCCGTGCCTGGTTGACGGCATCGGTCTGCGCTCCTTCGGCCTCTTCCTTGCCGAGAAAGCCCAGGTCCTTAATCGCCGCCGGGCCGTCTTCGGCGGTGAGGAGTTTTTCCATACGCTGTTTGGTGGTCATTGCTTCCGGCATCCTTGTGCCTCCTTTTTCTTGAAACGATTGGGTGAACGACGCGCGCTTGCGGGTCGCGATCTCGTCGGCGAGCATCATTGCCGCCTCGTCGAAAGACATGATGTCATCGGCCAGTCCCAGCTCGATGGCCTGCTGGCCGGAGAAGGCTCCGGCCTCGGTGGCGAGTACCGCCTCGAGCTTGAGGCCGCGCAGCTCGGCCACCGTCTCTGCGAAGCGCAGGCCGTGGGCGTCGACGGAGCGTTGCAGGTCGGCGGCGTCGTCTTTTGAGAGCGATCGCAAGGGGCTGAACTGACCCTTCTTGGTCCCGAAGGTGACTACAGTGTAGTTGAGGCCTTCCTGGTCGGCCCACTTCGAGACATCGCAATGAATGGCGATGCAGCCGATGGAGCCAACCCCGGCGGTCTGGTCGGTGAGGATGACGCGGCTGCAGGCGGAAGCGATGGAGTAACCGGCGGAATAGGCGTTGAGGTCGACCACCCCGTAGACCGGTTTCTCTTGCGCGACCTCGGCGATCAGCCGGGTGCAGCGCTCGCAGCCGGCCGACATGCCGCCGAAGGTGTCGAGGTCGAGCATGATCCCGGCCACCTGGGGATTACGGGCCGCGGCTTTCAGGTCCATCATGATGGTGCGATAGCTGCGCAGACCGGATCCGTCGCCGCTCCAGCCATGGTTTCTCGCCACCAGGCTGCCGAGCACCGGGATGATCTCGATGATTTCCTCATTCTCCTCGTCGCTCTGCAGCTGGTTGACCGGCCGGGCATAGGCCTTGATCTCCTGGCCGGAGGTGGAATTCATATGGAGCAGGGCAGAGAGATCGGGGGCGATGGTGGTGCCCGAATGGTTTCCAAGGAGGGAGAGAATCACCTCGAGCTTGGCGGGGGTGACCATCAGCGGCCGGTTGACGATCTCGGTGATGATATGGGGGTAGCTCATGATTGGCGCTCCTCATCGGCGGTGGCGGACGCGATAATGGTTTTCTCGGTGATCTGCTGCAATGTCCCGCTCTGGTTGGTCTGGGACGGATAGCAGTCATAGACCAAGCCCTTGCCCTCGGCGCTGGCCTTCTCGGCGGCGTTCTGGCGGTCGACCTGATCGATGTTGCCGCTGCGCTTGGCAACCTTCTGGCCACGGGTTTCAAGACCGTTGCGGATATCCATCTGCTCGGCGATTCGGTCAACCACCGGCTGCACGAAATCCCAGCCGTCGGGGTTCCAGTCGACGCGGTGAAAGGCGCGGGGATTGCGCAGGTATTCGGAAACCGAGATGGTTCGGGTGGCACCGCCCAGCACGGCGGTGCGAATCCAGCGATTGACGTAGGGACGGCAGTATTGGAAAACCAGGGTGCGGGCAATGATCGTCTCGCATAGGCGGCGAAACTCGATCAGCCCGGCCCGCAGCGAAGTGAAGTTTACGCCCGACAAATCGCCGGTAAGCTGCTCATAGGTAATGCCCAGGCCGCGGGCGATCTCGCGGAACTGGGTCTTCATGAAATCGAGGTAGTTGTTGCCGACGTCCGGGGTTTGGTGGAACTGCACCTTCATCCCGTTTTTCAGAACCGGGAAGGTGCCGGCCTTGAGCTCGATCGAGCTGATGCCGGAGGCGTTGACGCCCTTGTTTTCCCCGCCCATGTTGACCCTGGCGGTCGGTGGAGAATCGGCATAGATGAAACCGCCCCAGAGGGCCGCCGTTTTTTTGCGCACCAATTCGGCATCGTCGTAGATATCGATCTCGCGCAGCTTGACAATGATCGGGGCCAGCCAGCCGATACCCCTGGCCTGCCCGGCCCGCAGAGGGCGAAAGACATGAACGATATCCTTGGCGTCGACCGGCTTGCGGGTCATGTCGCTGCCGGTGAGAAAGTTCTCTCCGGGGTGGTCGGCCCAGAGCCAATAGCGATGGCGGCGGCCCTGGCGCCATTCGATGCCGAAGCGGATCTCGTTGCCCTCGGGGCTGATGTCGTGGTAGGCGTGGTCGAGGTGGTCGGCCTCGAGGAGCTGCACCTGCAGGGGAACAAGCAACCCTTCGGCGGGGTCGACATCGTGGAAGCGGCCGAGGACCTCGCCGTCGCGGATGATCGAACGGCAGGCGATCTCCTGGGTACCGTAGAAATCCGAGACCCCGTAGAAGTCGGCCTCAAGCTGGCTGTCGGCCCATAGCTGCTGCAGTTCGTCTTTCTGCTCTTTGTTGTCGAGGTTCCAATTGGGAGAGATGTCTGTCCCGACCAGGTTGGAGACAAAAGAGTCGATGCCGCCCTTGGCGCTGGGGTTGTTGCGCTCGGCATCGCGCGAGCGCTTGCGCACCGTCGCCAATCCCCCGGCGAGTGCCGCCGTCGGCCCGGCTCCGGACATTCCCCAATCGCCCATCCGCGCGCTGATCGATGCCGCCTCGTAATTCGGCGTGGGCATGGCTTCGGCGGAGATTGGTAGGCCGCGACTATCGAGGATGGTGCCGGCTGGGAACGTCATAGGCCTTTTCCCCCGATGATATAAAAGCCACGGATGGTACCGGTTTCGGGATCGTTCTCGGCCAGGGATGTTTCGATGTCAGCGAGCAGGGCGCGGAGTTCGGGCAACTGCACCGGGGAGTATTCCGCCACCTCGCCGTCGATGACGAACTTGACTCGGCGTTTGCCGGAGGCCAAATCGAGTATCGCCTGCTTTACGGTCGCGTGCTCTGCCCAGGTGTAGGTAGCCATTTTTGCCTCTTGAAGAAGGGAGTTTCGAAATCTTCAGAAAGCATACACCCGGTTTTTTTCGATTCTGGTCTATGATGCTCCATGATGTTCCATGATGCCCCATGATGACAAAATGGCTATTGACAGGGGGTTTTTCTAACAGCGTGGATGGAGCGCAAAGTGGGGGGTGAGGAAGGGGGTGAGGGGAGGGGGACTTTAAGAACAACTCCAAAGAGTGGTGCAAGTCGAATGGGTTGAAACGTTCGCGGAAGTGAGAGCTGCTTAGCAGGTATGAGAGTTGCGAATCAAAATACACCCGAGCCCGGCGACGACGCATCCCCGTCGGACGCTTAGCAAGACGATTTTACGGCGGGAGAACAAGGCCGCCCTTCACAATCGGCCGAAAACGAGGTACTATATGATTGCCACCCCCGAGAGAAACAACCCCACAGCAGGAGCGCGACCATGGGAGAATTGCTCAACACCACCACCGCCGATCCCTCGATCAGCGTCAATATCTTCACCAAGGAAGAAGACGGCGTTTTCGTCGCCCACTGCCTGGAGTTCGATATCGTCGCCACCGGAGCCACCGCCGGCGAGGCCGAGAAAGAGTGTGTCTCGCTGATCTGCGCCCAGGTGGAATACGCCTTCGCCCACAACAATCTCGACAACCTCTACCACTCGGCTCCGGCCGAGGTTTGGGCCGAGTTCCTCTTTTGCAAGGGCCGCCTCGAGGAGCGCCGCTACCGTCTGGAAAAGCGTTGCGAGAAGATTCGTCACGACTTCATTCTTCCCCCTTGGCTGACCGCGAAAACCCGCCAGGCATGCCATGCCTAAACGCCCGCTGCGGTACCGCGAGCTGATCGAACGCTTGCGCCCGCACGGCATTGTCGCCATGGTCAAGCGGGGCAAGGGCTCCGAAGTCATCCTCCTTAAACCCGACGCGCCGGGATCGACCAAGGGCGCGCAATATCCCATCAAGCACCACGGCGACGGTACCGAGATTTCCATTCCGGTCATCATCGCACTGCTGCGACGTTTCGGTATCGACGCCAACAGTTTTTGGGAATAGCCGTCTTTCATGCGGAACGCCACCCCTCAAAAGCAAGGAGACCCCATGTCGCTGAGCAAGATGGTCTTGGTCGGAATCGAGCGAAAATCGGGGCTGACCTCCGCGCAAATTCGCAACCTCTCCCCGGAAGAACTGCGTGACTACCTGACCAAGCGAATCAAGAAAGGCTTTCGCGTCATCACCGAGTTTCCGACGATTGGCCGGGGGGATGCCTTGCGTGACGGCATTACCTCCTCGGTAGAGATCAACATGAGCATCGACAAGATACTTGGGATTACCTGATCACCTCCCCACCGCCGCCAGAAACCCCGCCTTCTCGTGTTTCGTCGTTGGAAATTGTTTTTTTCCCAAATACTCTGGAATGGTCTCCCTTTCCTGTTTCGCCTTCCCGCTCATCTGTTTCATAAAGAACGGCACGCCTGCGGCCGCGCATTGATCGCGTAACGACTCCGCCCACTCCACTTGCATCTTTCTCGCCTGCGGCCCGGACTCTCCGCCGCAGATCACCCAATCAAGACCAGGAGCTGTATCGTTTGCATGGCAACAACCACCACTTTGAGCGCGGCAAGAATCTTTCGATGTTCGGCAATAGAGGTTGCAGCCATTCACTTTTCCAAGAAACTGCGAAAGATCGACATTTCCCAGCATCGGCTCCACCGAGACAAACCGAACATCCGCAGGAATTCGGAGCAACAAGGGAATCCTTAGATCGGCTTCCCGTTGGGTTTCGGCGGTGACCCCGAGCCAAACATTCGGCAAAGGCCAATCACCCGGCAGACGATCAACGATATTCTCTGGCCGCTTGGTGAGGATCTGGAACGTCAAATGCTGACAACTTCTGATTATCTCCCAGGCCTCGTCTCTCCATTGGTCGGCATCTTCGATAAAATAGTCTGACCAGCTGCAGGCAAACACCTTCGTCGCCCTTCTCCACGAAAGCGGCTTGCGAAAGGTCGCGGGAGATGATCTGACAACAAGGTGGGGATCTTGGCCAAACCGCAGCTTATCTCTGAACATATAGCAGTTGACGCACCCCGCCGAGACCTGGAAACATCCTTGCCAAGGATTCCAAGTGTGGTCGGTCCATTCAATCAGGCTATCTTTTCCCATAATTTACACTCTCGATGTCCACTCTTTGCCATGAACATATTTCCAGGCCCAATCCGCCGAGACATAGCCGAGCTGCTCGGGCGACTGCGGCAGGTATTGAAACAACAGCTTTCCGCAATCCGCACACACCAGACCAGCGGGAACATAGGCCATGGTGACAAAGCAGGAGTGGTGCAGGCACGGCTTAATCGGGAAGGGAAGGGACAGTTGTTTCATGGCTTGCGGATGTCTCTTGATCATGTTTTTCATCCTCCCTTATCGCCGCTTTTATCACCTCCATCTCATCCTCGGTAAGGACAAGGCCGTATTCTTCGTGCATGTGTTCAAAGAGATTTTGGTTCATGGTTGATCCTCGATGGTGCAATATTCTAGTTTCGTTATCATGCATAATCTCGCAGCTCGATGATCTGGACCAGGATGCTACGCCGCTTCGCGAATCGGGCGGATATCGATGGAGATTCCCTTTCCGTCGGCCAGCAAATGCTTGCCAAGGAAGTTCCCGATCCCGCCATCGGACTCCCGCAACCTCTTGACCTCTTCAACTAGCGAAGCGTTTTCGGTACGCAGGATCTCAAGCTCCGTTATGGCATCGGTGTTTTCCTGTCGAGATGCAGAGATTTTCGGGAAGGTGTCGAACTCGCGCAGAGCGGCAACGACCAACTCCGGCTTGTTTTTCGCGGCGATGCGTATTGCCATGCAGCTTGCGCAAACATTCTTGCCGAGATGGCTGATGAGATTCTTTTGTTTTCCGCATGACGCGCACTTCTTTGAACTGCCCTTACTACTGTCCGCCATGGCAATCTCCTTTTGTGGTGGAATTTCGGTTTCCGGCGTGGTCTCGATCCTCTTTGACTCGGTCGGCACCGGCCGACAGGGCGGATAAAGACTGGATCCGGTTTTCTCGGAACGCTTTGCAAAAAATCTGGCACAGGCCTGCCGGAAGCCGGAATACACGCAAGCCGCAGGATCGCGGCGGGTGATGGGACAGAAACCGGCGGTGGGGATGATGGTGCTCATCTTCACGCCGCCTCCCGACCGGAACTCTCGATTAAGGTTTTAATCCGCCGCAGCATGAAGGTATCGATCAAAGCGCTGTTTGACTCCCATCGCCCGTCGACAAAGACCGCGGGAAAGTTCTGCATCCTGATCCATCTCTTCACGGTATTTTCGGAACGACCGGTGAATTTACAGATCGCCTTCATGCCCACGAGGATTGTTCCGGTCGTTTTCTCCATGGCCTCTCCTTAATATCTCCCGACATCGGCGACCATCACCGCCGCCACGACACTATCTTCTTCTTCGCGCACCTCGCGACTGTCCGGTCGGGGGCGGGTTTTAACATCCAACCAATCTGCCAGGCAGTTAACGGCCATCCAGTTGTCCCAGTAGTGGTTGGGTCTGCTGCCGATTTGCTTCCAATTACCCTTTTCGTCGCGGCACTCGGACACCAGCTGTTTGCAGTAATCCTCGCCGACCTCCTTGAAGAGGTGGATGCATCCCGGCGAGTCCGGCTCCAGCGACAGCTTCACCGCCATGTTGTCCTTGTAGTACTTGGTATTGATGCGGATCGCGCGGATACCGCCGTTGGTGATCGGCTGATCGGTGCCCGGCCAGTATTCGCGCTGGCTGAAGGCGTAGGGCTGGGACATTGCCCGAGCCGAGCCGAACACCGGGGTGATCAGGCCCTCGTATTGGATGCAGAACTCGATGACCTCCTTGGTGCGGTGGCCAAGCATATCGATAAAGGCATGCTCGATGAAGTAGCGCTGCCCGTCGACGTCGAAGTATTCCGAGTTCCAGAGGATCTCGGCGATGGCCGTGAAGGAATCCACCTGCCGTCTCCGCACCAGCCACTGTTCGTTGGTAAAGCCGTAACCGATGGCCCAGATGGAGAGATAGAAGAGGTTGTCATCCTGGGTGTCGATCGACGCCAGCAGCGAGGCGACCCGCTCGCCGCCGGGAAGCATGCCTTCGGGGCGATCGTCCCGGAACTCGAGCAGCTTCTCCACCGGCTGAGCCTGCAGTTCCACCCGCCAGGGCAGGGAGCGATGGGCGTTCTGGAAGTGCTTGTAGGCGCCGAATTGCTCTTCCGGGCTGAGGTTTTTATCCTTGCATTTGAGGTAGTCGGCCGCCACTTCGGAGAGCGAAACGAAGTAGGAGATCCAGCTTGGCACGAGAAAGCCGATGGTCGCGGACCGATTGCGCGCGAGGTGGCGGAACATCTCCTCACCCTTGCCGCCGTCCTCGGTGCGCAGTCGCCAACCGTGCTTCATGTTAAGGCGCTGCGCCTTGTCACGGACATCGTCGTCCCACTCCCGGCGGCATCCAGGGGCGGTGCAGACATAGCGGGCCAGCTTTTTCGAGAAGATCTCCTTGCGGTCGAGGGAGTGGCCGGCCTCGTCGTGGGGCCAGATCCAGGTGTCCTTGCTGAAGTCCATCAGCTGTTCGGTGCCGCAGTAGGGGCAAACCGACCAGAACACAAACACCGCCTCGGTCTCCTTGGTGAGCTCGCGCCAGATAAAGCCACCCTCCACCGAGGTCGAGCTGAGGATCACACCCTTGCCGGTGTTCTTGTAGGTGCGCAATCGCAGTTTGAGCAGATCGAGCGTCGAGGCCTCGTGCTCGCTCGGGAACTCGTTGTACTTGTCGACCTCGTCGGCCACGTAGATTTTCACCGAGCGGTGGGCGGTCGAGGTGACCGAGCCCGACCAGGCGATACGGTGCCACATATTGCGCAAGCGCAGCTTGTATTTCCCCATGTCTTCCTTTCGGCCGGTGAGCATGCGGCTAAGCTGCGGCGATTCCTTGTAGGTCCGCTGGATCCGCTCCTCCATGATCTCGATTGCCGCCGATTCGGTGGGGTAGCAGTGCAAGACCGGCCCCGGTTCGAACACCGAGCTCCAGGAAGTTGCCACATGGGCAAAGGTGGTTTTGGTGGTTTGTGGGGCGGCACACACCGTGATCTTGCGCACGAAAGGCAAGGCATAGGCATCGAGCATGCCGTGGAGATGCGGTGTGACGTCGAAGTTGAGAAATCGCGACTCGAAAGGGCCGTAGGGGACCTTGAAGTTCTTCGGGGCCCACTCGGTCGGCTTGATTTTCTTTCGACGACGATACACCTGCTTCTCGGATTTGGAGAAATGGAACCGGTAGCGGTTGCCCTCGGCGAGGAAGGGGAGGACCCGATTGTAGTTATCGCCCAAATGCTTCATCGAGCCGCGGTAGCGCCTGGTGGTGTCGTTGGGGGCGGTGAGCATCATTCTTCGGTCTCCGGCTCCTCGATGGAAGTTTGCTCCTCCTCGAAGAGCACTTCGAACTCGTCGGAGGTGGCAAAGGAGTTGAGCAGTTCATCCCAGGCCTGAAAAATGGTCTCGACGAACTCCACCTGGCGGGCGGGCTCGCCCTTGACCAGGGCGATCAGTTCCGGAGAGGTCATCTCGATTTTCTGGCGAAAACCGTTGTCGAGCGTTACCGCCCGGGCGGCCAGCTCGAGATAGAGGGCCTCACGGTCGATGAGCTGACCGCGAAAGCGCTGGAGTTTGATGGCGTTGGTGTCGTTGCTGATCCGCAGTTTTTCGTTTTCCAGGCGTTGCTTCTCGATGGAGAGCGCGACATCCGGGCCGTTGTCGTCAGCCACCACCACACCCCTTCGGGTGATGCCCTCGGTTTCGACGTATTGCTTGACCAGGCGCCGGGAGAAGAGGCGCTCCTCGTTCGGTCGGCACTTGCCCTGCTTGCAGTGGCGATAGAAGGTGCGTCCGGTGATCTCGTAGCCCATGGCAACCAGCTGCGACAACACCTCGGCCTTGACCGCGGTTTCGCGAAACTCCCGCCACTCCTTGGCCCGTCCGTCGCCTGGATCCCTGCCCTCTTCGTTGTCCTCGTTCTTTTGCAGATATTTTCGACCGAGCCTCGCCAGGGTCTCCTCGTAGAAGCGGGAGGCGACATCATAGGCTTCTTGCGATTTTTTGTTGGGAGTGGCGGTGTAGGTTTGCATGGCCCTGACTTTGGCGCTGTTGGCCACGGTCAGTTCGGCCTTGTCTTCGCGGTTGGCGAACTGCAGGATGCTCTGTAGCGTTTCCAGGGTCATGAAGGTTATCCTTGCTCCGAACCGGGATCGGGCATGCAAAGGTTCTGCTCGACGGCGTCGACCCAATCGACCTGGACGTCGAAGCCGACGCTGGCATGGAAGGCGCTCGGCTTGAGCTCGTGGAGGACGAAGGGCAAACCCATCTTTTTGGCCAATTTCAGTTCATTGGCGGTGCCCTTGCTCTCCCCGTCGTGGACGAAGATGGCGCGATCGCAATCGTCGAACACCGCGCGACTGCGTTTCTCGAACGCCCCGCGCAGATAGCGGAAGTTGAGGAAATGCAGTTTCAAGGGAATGGCGCGTTCGCGGCAGAGGCGCCTGGCCACCTCGCACACCCCTTCGGGTTCGCCGTGAGTGACGATCTCGGTAATGCCCTTGTCCTCGATCTCCTCGAGGAGGATGATTTTCACCCGCTCGTCATCGAGTGTGCGACTGCCGCAGACCGCAAGACGATTCGGGGTTCCTTGGGAATAGCTGGATTTCATGGGTTTGCTCTCCTGAGTCATATTTTCCGGTCCAAAGCGTCGATTACTTCTCATCCCCGCGCCAACTCCCCGTGCTGCTCCACCCGGCAAAGCCGGCCGCCGACCACGCGCAACAGCCCGCGCTGGTAGGCGGTGAACTCCTCTTCCGACAAGTCCATGATCTGCTCCAGGACGCTCTTCTGCTTCACCGCAAAGCGCAGCGAGCCGGAGGGATAGAGCCCGACGATGGAGACACCGTTGGAGCGAAGTTTGCCGAGCAGCTTGGCCACCACCTTTTTCTTCTCCGGCGTCCAACCCTTGTCGCTCTCGCGGGTGTAGTAGGTCTTGAGGATGGTCATCTCATCCGTTGACAGCAGTTGGTAGGGATCCATCGTTTCCTCCATTCAGTCTCTCGAAAGCTTTCTCAACCTCGGGAGGCAGCGCTTCCAACAGCAGCGGCGCGGCCTGACCCTCGTCTTCCCACCTTCGGTCATTCAGCCATCCCTGCGCCATCTTCGGCGTGCCATTGCGGGCCAGGATGGCTGGGCGCTGTTCGGCGTAGCGCTTGGCCCCGGCAATGATCGCCCCGGCCAGCTTGCGGTCGAGGCCCTTGATTTTGCGCCAAACGTTCCAGGCCGGTTCTCGCCCGCGCTTGTCGCCGAAGACTGTCCAGAAGATTTCGAATTGTTCGGTGCAAAAGTTCGTAGCGGTCTTTTTTGTGCGTTGCGCGCCGTCAGGCGCGGGAGGCGGTGGGTTGTTTTCGCACAATGTACAAACAATATCGGAGTGTATTTTTAACGGTACTGGTACTGGAACTGGAACTGGAACTGGGGCATTGCCCTCGGCGCAGTTGGGCAATGCGGTTGTGTGCAAAGCGCATTGCCCTTCGCATGCATGGGCATTGCCCTCGGCATCAATGGGCATTGCCGGTGCATCATCATGGTATTGCTGCCGCTCGTTTTTTTCCGGTGCCGTCTCTTTTCCGCATTGCTCTTGCCGCTCCAGGGCAATGCCGTTTTCCTCACGCATGCCGCGCTTGTTGTTCCATCTGATGTCGGCGGCATTGCGCGAAGCCACTCGCCGCGCATCGGCCTTGGCGGCGTAGCTGTTATGCTCTTGCCAGTCGTGGAGCAGGTAGCAGCCGTCGACGAGATCGAGGAAGCCGATTTCAATCAAGGCCTCGACAAACTCCCGGGGATCCCCCTCCCACCCGGAGTCGAGGGCGATATCCTCGGCATCCATGCCGGCGAGGATTCCGTCCGGCTTGTTCATGGCGGCGACGATCCACAGATCGATAAGGCACAGGACGGCGGCCGGGCCGAGCTTGCGCTGCAGCTTCTTTCGTTTCCTGTGCCCGAGAAACGAAACGGCGACGCGAATATCAGTGTTCATGGCAACGGGACTCCGCCCGGGTGATCGTGGTCCAAGCGAGCTTGTCGTTTTTCATCAAACGGTCTTTGCAGTCGGGGCAGATGATGTCGTCGATGATCCAGTCGGGCATGAGGATGGCCCCGCAGCAAGCGCAGAGCGGCCTCTTCGCCGATGTCGATTCGTCTCTCTTCATCTCATCCGCCCCGCTGGTTTAGATGTCGAACACCGGAATGCCGAGGGCAGTCATGCGCTCGAGGATCTTGCCGCGCTCGACGTTGAAGGCGTCTTCCTCGACCAGGTCGGCGTTGATCAGCGAGTAGTAAACCCGCAGCTTGTTCTGCTCGGTAATGTTGAAGCGCAGCGAGGCCTCGACCCGGTACTTGGCGGAGCCGCGGAACGGCGCCAGGCCGAGCACGAACCTGCCGCAGAAATCGATATTGCCCTTGAGCGTTTCACCGCTCACCTGCTCGTTGAAGCTGAGGTTGGAGAAGCCGGTCTTGGGGTCGATGATGCTGACGAACTCGGCCTTGCGGTGCACCTTGAGCTGCTTGGTCATCTCGATGATGGTGGCGGCATCCGGCTCGCAGATGTCGCGCAGGTTGGCCTCGACGAAATCGGCAAAGGCCAGTTGGTCCATCTGTCTGCCGTTCGCGGCTTTCCACCTCTCCCAGGCGGTGGAGGCCCGCAGCTCCACCTTCACGCCGTGATCGCCCCAACCCGGGCTGCCGATATTGGCTTGATCGTAGTTAAACACCACCTTGAAGCTGCCCTCGTCTTGCTTGGCGAAGGCCACCGTCGTGCCTTCCACCACTCCCCGCTCGATATAGGCGAGGAAGCTGTCGACGGTCGCCACCAACAGCACACCGGTCTTCCGGTATGGCGCCGATTCGAGTTCCTCGACTTCCAGTTCCATGGCCTCGTACCCCTGGGGGACAATCAAGAACTGCTTGGTCGGCATGCCCGCCGCGCGCACCACCTTGGCTTCGCCCAGGGCCGCCCCGGTTCGGATCAGTTCCTCCACCGCCACGCCGGAGTCGATCACCCCGCTGACATCGTCATATTTGCTCATTGTATGGGTACCTCCTTCAGTTCTCCGGTTTCCTTGTTCACCACCACCATCGGCCCATCAGTCTTTTTTTCAACGATCTTCACCTCGTCGAGCCGCATCTGCCGAGCGTCATAGCGGGTCAATCGATTGTCTTGGTCGATGAACATGATCGTCGGCATTCGCGATGGCTCGGGAATAACCCGCTTTATTGCGTCGACGATCTCCACCTGTCGTTCGCCTTGGGGTTTGATCTTGATCGTCAGTTGCACCGATGCCGTCTTGCCGGTCCGCCTGGCTGCCTCCGTCGCCTCCCGCAGGGCCACGCTCAGTTCATGATGCGTGTTACCGCCGCGCAGATCGGTGACGAGCTCTGCAAAGTCACGTGTTTCGCCGCTGTTCATACATCCTCCCGTTGTGGTTTCGCGCCCCGTCGCTCCAGGTTCCCCGCCCGGACGATCTTGGCCAGCCGATGGTGACGCGAGTGATCGGACAATTTTTTCCACTGATCGTTGCCGCGATTCTGTGGCGGGGGCGGAAGTTTGCCGAATTTTGCATCCAGGACCTGGGGGTGTTTCCATCCCAGTGCCCGAAGTTGATAGACGAGCTTTTGGGTGTTCATTCCGATCTTCTTGGCGAGTTGCGCCAGGGTGTAATCGCAACCGTCGTCACAGGAAATAATCAGGATCGGGTGCGTGGTGTTGGTTCCATGTTCGCCCAGTTTGGGCAGGACCCTTGTCGGTTTTTTGACGATGCGCATAGGTTTTTCTCTCCTTGACCACAGGTCGGAACCGGTTGTTCCGATCGTCTGAGGATTGATCAAAAAAATTGATAACACCTTGAGAATTAGAGGGAATTGACAGGTATTGCCAAGTTGCCATCCAAACAAAAGTTTCACATCCGTCCACTCCACGAGCTCGTTCGACCCGGTAGGGGTGGGGGATGGCTGGAAAGGACCCGCTCGAGGGGGTGGGCAGGTGATGATCCCCATCGAGATGAAGATCATCACCTGCCACTGTGAGACACTGCGCCGCCCCGCTTACGGTGGCAACGGGCACAGGATGGAGGGATGGGGATTGAGTGGAGGATTGGAGTGCCAAGTGGTGAGAGCATAAGGCTCGAGGCGCAGCGGGGTTTGACGCGCTGCGAGCCGGTGGAGATAGAAGGTATCGAGGAATCATCATCTGCTCGCCTCGATTGTGTCGGTGGAGCAGATCAGGTCTTGCTGATGGGGAGCAGGGCCGCAGGCAATATCAGCCAAGACGAGCAGGAAAACGATGATGCACACCGCCATGTTGGCGGCCATGGCCATGACAGGAAGAACGAGAGAACAGCAACCCATTGCCGCTTTCTTTATCCATACCCTTGTCTTGATCTTCATCCTTCCTGCCTCCTCTTATGATTGCCCCTGCCGGCCATCCGTCTGAACTCCTCGTGCAGAACATCAGGGTGCTTGCTCGGCTGGCGGTTGGTTCCCGCTTTGGCTTCCAGCGCCTCTGCCGCGAGGATCAGCTCCCTTGCCTGGCGTCGCAACCCGGCTGCGATGATCTCATCCAATGTGACCTCGCGGAGTGGCATGGCCTTACCTCGATACGAATCGCTGCAGGGTGATCAGGGCGGCAATTGCCTCATCTATCTCTTGATTGAGCTCCGCCGCCTCCTTGGCCGTTATCTTGCGCGGGGACTCCGAGAACCAAGCCTTCCCGAACAATTCCACCACTTCCCCGGTCTCCTTGAGGATGCCGGCAACGTTCTGCATGGCGTCGCCATTGACGGTGCCTTGCGGCTTCCGGGTGGGCACGAACACCCCGCCAAGTAGCCCGGCGACATATTGGCCGATTGGGAAGGCACGGTCGGGCCCGCCATCGTCCTCCTTGACCATGGCGATCAAGGTGCGCAGGCGCGAGAGCGGGTTGAACTTGCCGGTTTGCTTGAATTCGTCGTCGGTCTCCGGCGGGCGGCACCAGGCGCGTATCAATTGGGGAGAGACGGAGAGCAGGCGGGCGAGCTCGACGGCATCGCCGCGGTTGAGGACCAGGTCGAAAACTTCATAGTCACGAGGCGGTTTTGTTTCGCGTGGTATCACTACTTCCTCCCTTACTGAAAAAACGGCATGATACGATGCCCACCTACCATTTTTCTTGCCTACAACCCCCGCCCCCGTTAGGATCAGCAGTGCCACCTACCTTCCCCGACTTGCGTCCGGGGGCGGGGTATTTTCATTGCTCTACAGCTTGACCGTTGCCCCTGATTTTCGGCTGCAGGTTCTCCTTGGTATACGCTTGGAAATCCTCGATTTCCCTGCGATAACAGAAGGCCACGCAGGCACCGATCAGCAGGGAGAGCAACAGCATAAAGGCCAGGGTTTTCATTGAACCAACTCCATCACCACCGATTGATGGTGCTCGATGGCATAATCCCGCAACAATGCCTTGCGGGTTGGGTAGTCAACGCCACGCCCTACCAGGACGGAATTTCGCAGTTCCAGCCTGGCGAGCATGGCCAGCTCGATTTCAGACAAGGTATTGCGATCGACGGAGGAATATTTCTTTTGTCTTTGAGGAATCATGATTCCAATGCCTTCTTGAGCGCATACACCCGCCACATGGTGGTTTGTTTTCCCGATGGCAAAGGTCCTGTTGTTATGAACGTTTCCGGTTCCATTTCGATTATTTTTCGTATACAGCGATCGCGTTCTTGTTCTCGAACACGGTCAGTGAAGTTTGAATGAACAAAGAATCCGAGGCATTTACGGAGAAGGTCTTTAAAGCTCATGCCGCCTCCTTGGTGGATGAGTGAGAGGGTGGGTTATAACAGCTAGGATTTAAATATTGTTTGGTGGTAACGATACATGAGCACGGAAATAAATATTGCAATAATATCAGCCTCATCAGCAATAACAGGCGCGATAATTTCTCAAACAACGGCGTTTTTGATCGCTCACCTTGAACGAAAACGTCAAAGGAATATTCTCCTAAGACAAAAGTATGAAGAAATGATGAATCACATTCAGGATTCACTGTTATTTTATAATGATGTAGGGGCCTGCAAAACTCTCGACCAATTGCTAGCATGTACTCATTCGCAAGCTGGTAATCGGGCCATGGGACTAGCTTTGCTTTATTTTCCAAGCTTTGTTGCAATACTTGAAGCCTATCTAATGAGTTTGGTTCAATATTATAATGTTGTTGTTTCATCATTTAACCCAAACATCCCAGCTACTGCCGGGGCACAGGCTTTAGTTCACGACCACGATAACGTATCTGAAATTCAGAGAAATCTGTTTGAGTTAAAAAACAAACTGATCAACGAACTCCAGACCAATGTACGAAAATATGTCAAGTCCTAA